ATCCGAATGTGCTTTTGGCTGGCATTAATAATATTCATTCACTGAGGCTAAAACATTAAACACGGCATTGCCTCGTTTGATGATTGTATAAGCGTAATTTTGCAAAGCTCTTGTGTTGGAAACAACTGCTTGAGGGGTTAGACCATTCAGATAAAGTGGAGTAAATGTTGTTCCATCAATTTGAACGGCGCTATTATAATAAACTGTGGTTCCTGTTGAAACGATTGATACACAGGTGAAACTTTGTCCTGCACTCATGATACTGTTCAAGCTTGTATTATTATCTCCACGGAAATTAACTATCCAGTTACCTGAAGAACTTAAAGTAAGGAAAAGAACAGATTGTGTGAGTATGTCAAAATTAACTGTACTGTTGGCCCGAGAAGCTGAAAGTGTCACCTTTTCCTTGATTTCCTCCACGTATGTGGTTCCTACTACAAAAAGCTGGGTATCTGGATTTGCTGTACCTATTCCGATTCTTCCATTGTTGGCAATATAAAGTGCATCACCGCTTTCACTGTCGAAGAATCTTGCAACGGGTTCATTTCCTGTTTGTTGAACTGTCAAAGCAGGACCAGTACCTGCATTGTAAACGCTGAGTGCACTTGTAACTGTAACAATAGTATCCAAAAATGTAAAAGTGCCGAGAGCGGTCAGATTACCTGATACTGTCAAATCACCATTTATGTTTCCCCCGGAAATTGGAACAAAATTTCCATTTACAAAACCTATGGTTGCATAAGTTGCGCTGTTGCTGCTGAATTGGGTATATGTATTATCCCAATTTGCTGAAACGCTTGGTATGTTTCCAAGAACCGTGTTACTTCCGCTCAAAAGATAAGCGGCACTATTTGTTACAAGATTGGTATATGCCTGTGACCAAAAAGCACTGTTATTGTTTGTTGTTGTATAAACGCTTCCTCCGACAGAACTATTTTGATTCAGTGTTGTGTAAGTTGAATCGTATTTTGCACTATTTTGATTCAGTGTTGTGTAAGTTGAATCGTATTTTGCACTATTTTGATTCAGTGTTGTGTAAGTTGAATCGTATTTTGCACTGTTTACATTTGTAGTAGAATAAACACTATTCCAATTCGGATTATTTGCGCTAACAGTTACGCTTCCTACATTTCCACTGATAAGTATATTTGCTCCGGCAATGATTTGGGCAACACTTCCTGAAGCAGCAGCGCTCCACGTTGAGCTATTCGCATTTGTTGTGGTATAAACACTATCCCATGAAGACGAGGCATTTCTGACTGAAGTGTATGTACTGTCCAAGGTGTCTGATAATGATGTTACTGTGCTATATACGCTATTCCAATTGGATGATGTGTTATAGACTGAAGTGTATGTACTGTTCCAATTTGCACTGTTTGAATATAAAATAGTATAAAGGTCATTACCGCTATTGGTTTCAAGAAAAGTGATAAGATCCGCAACCGTTATCTTCAGTTCTTGCCGATTTCCATCAAAATCTGTGGTATATCCTACAATATAATCGGAAGCAGAAAGACTGGTTCCGGTTTTATTTTCAAAATCACTAAAATTTACAATAAGACCCATTTGTAATATTTACAAAAATGGGATGGAATATTAGATACCAAATTTTCTGTATAATTCTTTTTCTTTGTTTTCTGCTGCCAAAGCTTGTTTTTGATCCTTAAGAAGATCCTCCATTTTAAGAAGATCTTGTGGATTGAATATGGCTTGATCTTCACCATATGAACCGCCTTCTGGAGTGATATAAAGCTTGGCAATTGCTATTCTTTCTTCAGGTGCACCGTGCAGATCAATAACAGCCGGAGAATCATTTTTTGGAAAAAATGCAAAACAACCATCTTTCCGATATCTGCTGTAAATTTCTTTGAAAATAACATCAATTTCTTCCAGATATTTCAAATCTTTTTTGGTATCAGTTTCCCTCAACACAATCTTGTTGGCTGGACTTGTGACCAATAAAAATATAATATCCAGTGAACGCATGCTTTCTATGACTAATGGAATGGTTTTTTCCAACAGATAAGGATCACACCCTTTGTTTCCTTTTTCATGACCCCACATGCTGTATACAAGATTGTCCAAAGGACAACGATCATGAATCACATTGTCATCCTTTTTATAACTTGAAACCTGTTCAACCAATTGATTTAAAACCCTCAATTGTGTTTTGCCATCCGTGTTCTGACTGTGCTTGTTCTTTTTAATTTCAGACCTATAAGTTTTTTCTGGAGTTTTATACTCAGGCCACTGTTTTATAAAGTCATTAACAAATGTGGTTTTACCCAACCTGCCTGCACCGCTTACAGCTATACGCATAAGATTATCTTACCTTATGCCTTTATTATTCAATAATTTATTTTACTTTTATTGAAGCAATTATTTTGACAATAAATTTCAAAAGTTTGCTTCGTGTAATATCTTCTTCAGTGAAATGAAAAGCATGTATTCCGTTTTTGTTGCTTTCATCCGTATCAAAAGCCCGCATAATTTTTTCAAAACCAGATTTTTGAATATCAGATTGAAGGCTGTCTCCTATGATGAATAATTTACAATTTTTTCCAAAACGTGTAAGAATTGTTACCAATTCACTATGTTCTAGGTTTTGAGCTTCGTCCACAATAACCACATTGTTTGTGAATGTGGCTCCTCGAAGAAAATTAACAGGTATGCTTTTTAGATAATTGCTTTCAAAAAGCATGGTTGTGATTTGTTTGCCCACAAGTTCATCACATTTTTCTATCAAAGGAATGCTCCAAGGTTTGAATTTGTCATCCACTTCACCAGGAAGACTTCCTAATTTTCTGGTGGCTGATTCCACAATGCTTCGAATATAAACAATTTCGTCTATCTTCTTTTCTTTCAGCATGGAAAGGGCAACAAAAACAGCAAGATATGTTTTGCTGCTTCCGGCTGGACCGTCACAAAAAAGGATCTGGGAATCCTCTTCCATGGCTTTTTCCACAAAAGCTTTGTGATGATCGTTAAGATGAAACTTTTGATCGATTCTAAAATTTAAAAAAATATCAGGTCGAATAATACCATCTTCATCACGGGCAACTTTTGCAGACTTTTTAGCCTGCTTGTTCTTTTTTCCCATCAATATTATTTATCAATTTTTAACCTGTAATTGAAGCAATTCTTTTACTGCATCTTCAAAGCTTACCTGTTTTAAGGTGCTTTTAGGGATAACTGGTTCAGGAGGATCAAACTGTTGAACAATCTGAGAAAGTTGATTGAGAATTTTGTTCTCAAACTGTTTTCCTTTAATATCGGGTATTTTTTCAACCCAATCCATTTAATTTCCCCAGCTTGTTCCAGCAAAAGGATTGCCAAAACCACTTGTTATCTTATTTCCTACTTGTGCAGGTCTTGGACCATCTTGATTGATCTGTTGTTGAACAGGTTTAGGTTCTTCCTTTTTTTGCTCATTCAAAAGAACTTGATTGCTTGTGGAACCTTTATTGTCATGATTTTCATAAATGATTTCACCCCCTTCATTACCTGAAACTTTGAAGATTCCCAGTTCTAAACCAAGTGAAAAGAAATCTTTTATCTTTTTAAGTGATATCTTTTTATCTTTTACTTTGTTATATATTTCATTAATTTTATATATCATATAGTATATCTTATATCCTTATTATATTAATCAATATATTATCTATATTACTTTATATTAGTATTATTAATATTATATAATATATAATGTCCTTGGATTTAACCAAGTTTATTTAATTTTTCGACAAAAAAAGTCAAGTTTATTTCTTGAACTGATATGTTTCAGACAGAAGTTGGTTTACAAGATCATCAAACTTAACTTCTTCTTTCATAGCTTGCTTGGTAGCAGTAGCATACATGACTTCTTTGGCACGTTTTCCATAGCGTTCTTTCATGCCCTTCAATCCTTTTTTCATACCTTTAACAATTTTTTCGCGTTTTGTTTTTTGAGCAGAAGTCATCTTTTTTTCATTAATTGTACTCATATTTTTATTTACCTTTTTTTATCATTTTTGTATTAAAATTAACAGGATTTTGATTTGGATTATTTGCTAAAACAGCAGGAATGTATGTTTTACCATTTTTTGCTTGAAATTCAGGTCCCACAATTGTATAGCTTTTACCTTTCCAAACAATTTCTTCTTTTTTAGTTTGTTCAGCATATTCAGCAGAAGGTGATTGATTATCATCATCATCATCATTTTTTTTAGGTTCACCCGAATCTGTGGCTTGCCAAGTTTTTGTAGTAGGATCATATTGCAATTTTGCAGAAAATTGATCTTTTAATTTGTTTTGATCATCATAAACAAAAAAGTTTGCAGAAGGACTACCAAGACCAAATTTAACAAGAATCGAATTGACCTTTTCATAATCTTCAAAAGGAGGATTTACCCGTACATTTTTTAATTGTACAAATGATTCGCCTCCTGATTGTTTATCACCCAGTACAGATCCTGTAATAACGTGATTTGCACCTTTCTTATCATATTCAATGCTGAATTGTTGACCAGTACGAGGACGATCTTTATGAAACATGCTGCTTCTTTGTTTGAAATCAAAATCACCTATGTTTGTTTTTTGAAGTGTTTTTCCAATTCGACCCATGATATTATATGCACCAGCAACTTTTTGACCAAGTGTTTTAGCATCTTTACCAAATGCCACATCCTTTCCTATGTCTGCTGCTTTGCCAAGAGTTCTGCGAACAAGTCCTCCGCTTTTTGCTCCAGGAATTTTACTTGCAACAGAAGCAAGAGTATCTGTTGCTTTTTGCGCAGCTTTTCCTAAAGGTCCTTGTTCATTCAATGCGGACTCTGTATTAAAAGAACGATATGCATTTTTAATGTCATCATCTGTTCCTCCATTTTGTTTGGCCAACAATTCAACTTCATCAAATGTGGAAGAATTTTGTATCTGTTGCAAAACTTGTTCAGGTACTTTGTTAAGAATCAAACGAATAAGATTACGTTTAAATTCATTAAGATTATTTGAAAGAACATTCAATCCTTTGGCAAAAACAGCAGTTTGACGAACCTGATTGTTAGGATCCACAACAAGAATATTCAATACACCTTCGTTCTCATTCAAAACATAACCTTCATAGCTAGTGTTTCCGTCGAAATCTTCAAGGTTACTAATGGCTGGATCAACTTTAAAACGCATGCGGCGAAGCTTCAGCTTCTCTGTAATTGTTTGCAAAATGCTATCTTCAAATTTCACAATATTATTTAGTAAATATTTATGTGCATATCATTATAAATGCACAGTTGGTTAATCCACCTTCCAGTGTTAGTTGTTTCAGAACATTAACAATGGTTGCACATGTATTTTGTAAACATACGGTTTTACTTGAGACGGATTATGAAAAAGACCCGTATTACAGATTTTTAAAAAAATTCGGGGCTATGGACTTTGTTGATGATATTCTGAATACAGGAGAGGAAACAGGATTAAGATTTGATATTGAACCCAGATTTGCACCTAGCCACATTTTGGATCGCATAGACCATTACAATTTGGATCAATGCTTGGAACTGATGGGCTATAAAATTTAAGCAACATCCCGACCAACAGTATTTCCACCACCAACATTAGCCGGAGGTGTAGCAACATAATTCAAACTAGGCTTTTCGCTAAATTGACCTTTCTTTTCATTATAAGCAGGCAATACATATTCTTTGTTCACATCAATAACAATACCTAATTGTGAAATAAATTTTTTACCAATAAGAACAGGTTGATCGTTTTGTGTCCTGTCTCCTATGCTGAAAGGAACCATCTTGTATAAGACACCCCCAAAAACGATGTCCAGTGCCACTAGGGGACGTTTTTCCTGCTCACCTGCCCCGATATGTATGCTGACCATGTCCAGAAGAGGTCTGGTCAGTTCTACATCATTTACACTTGTGAATTTTGCGTACTTATAGCCATTCTTTTCAATGATCTCGGCATTTACACCGCAAAGCACATTGTTGCTGTCGTTTCCGCTATCGATTTTGGCATCTACGTTTCCCAGACCATCAATATAAACCTTTTCAACTAAACCTATGGTTTGATATTGAAATTTTTCAAAAAAGAAACGAAAAGGTTTGAAGCTTTCCTTATTCAATTGAATTTCTGTTTTTTCCAGCTTGTCACCTTTGTTCCAATTTTTACCATCATTGGTGGCTTTATATTCAACTTTATTGCCAACAATGTTTCCTTTTTTACCTTTTATTTTGGTAACTTTGGTGACCTTTCCTTTGCTCTTGTAATGCTTGCAGCTTGGATTGGTATTTTTAATAGTATCACCCTTATGCAGTTCATTAGGAGCCAGCTTGCAAAGACCTTTCTTCATAAAGATATTTAATTATTTGGCGGGTGCGCCTTTTTTCCAACTGATGCGCTTGCCACTCTTTTTAAGCCGCTTACGACTGCTGCACATGCTTTTGGTGGGACGACAAGCAGGATAACCTTTACGTTTTTCTCCTTTTTGACGACCACAAGGTTTTCCGGTTTTACAATCTACCCATCCTTTTCCTTTGTTTCTTTTAAACCAGCCGTGTAAACCTTGTTTCTTTTCTAAAGAAAATCCATTCTCATTCAATAATGTTTTGAATGCATTATCGAAAAGACTGGTCATTTTTTCTTTTTCCAAATTTTTCCTTGGCGGCACTTAACTACGGCACCGGACTTGTATGCCGACGTTTTTTTACCATAAACACTATCAGCCCTGCGAAGACAGCGATCCCGTTTTTTCTTGGTAGCTTCTTCAAGCAGAGAATCTACAAGTTGATTAAAGTTCATTTTGTTCACCAATTTTTACAACTAAAGTATTTGGCTGTGCCTGGTTTTGCGCTGGAACATTTGTGTCTGGCCCGAAAACTTTTGCGTTTTTTTGGGTTGCTTTTTTTGATGCGCAATTTAGGATCACCATAATGAACCCTCTTTAATTTTCCATCAACCCGTGCACAACGCATATATTTTTTGTCAGAACGTGTAGATTGTTGTTGACCAGTAACCTTGGTGCATCTTGCACCTTTCTTTTCCATAACAACACCTTCTTTTACTTCTTCATTGTCTTCGTTCCCACCATAATATCCATAATCTTCATCCGTACCATGACCTGCACTGGCAAGAGCTTCTGCATCATCACTCATATCATCAGAACCTCTTGGCTCAGAATCCTCAGACTGATCTTCTTCTTTTTTAAGATTTTCAAGATAATCAGATATGGTAGTGATATAATCATCAGCAAGAGTTATTTTGCTTTGAACCCATCCTTCAAATTGATCATTGTTTTCAATCATTCCTATCATACGATCAATTTTATCCCGCATGCTCTTTAATTGATAAAGTGCCATTCTTCCTTCATCATCACCTTCCGGAGAATGATTTTCATTCAAATTGCTCATGATTTTGTCAAAAGCATTACAGAAACTGCTTTCTTCTCTTATGCTTTCTGGATCGCTTTCAATATCATGCGGCTCATCTTCAAATTGATTAACTTCGTTTTCGGCATGATATGCCAGTTTAAAATTCTCTGGACCAATAGCGTTTTTTATAAATTGTAATACTTCGCTATCTCCCCGAAATTTGTAAGGAAATAGATTTCTGGTTTTAAGAACTAATTTGATTAAATCAGGTTGGGCATCTATTATTTTTGTCTTTTCCTGATTATCTTTTTCTAAATTTTTTATTGCTTGTTTTGCTTTATATAAAGCAGCTTTTGGACTCATAGATACAGCTGTGCCTGATTCTTCGCCTTCATTTGGAGCATATTCATATCCTTCAGGAATGCTGTCCAAAGTCTTTTTGATTACATGAGGTCTGAAAACAGAAAGCAATTGGCTGTAATTTTCGAAAATATATGCAAGAGATGGCTTTTTCTTATGCTCTTTAACGATATCTTTTAAAATAATATCCAGATCATTTTCATCCATATCATATTCTACATTAATGTTTTTCATATATTTGCGTTTTTTTGCTCCACATAGTTATTTATATATTCTATAAGGGTTTTTGCAGTATCTTTAATAACATTAAAATTGCTGGTTATATGTTCCGGATCAATCTGCCAAAGAGCCAAATACTTCTCAGTATGAGGTGCCGGAATATCATATTCACTCAGAACAAAATTAGCCACTCCTTCTGCCTGAAGTTCCCGGATTTTTCTTTCTGGGACATTATCCCGATCTTTCCAGTGTAGCATTTCATGAGCAACTTCATGAACTAGTGTGCTTAGACTTTCACTAACAAGTTCAATTGTTCCACCTTTACTAACACCTCGAGCACCGCCCAACTCATCTTCGCTTTTTATATCTACAACAATATTATTGTCTTTGGCATATTGTTTTACAGCTTCGAATATGGTTTTCATACGCTCATCCAAAGGAGCATCATCAAACCATTGAATTTCTTCAGGTATTTCCTTTTCTCTTCCAGGAATAGCTTCAGTTTGGGAAATATCAAATACAGGAACCAAACGAAAACGCATGATTTTTGAAGATTCGCCACTAGTGGGATCCACTCCTACTGTCACATCTGCATCTTTTTGTTTCACCATGATTGGTGCATAAATCAGAATGGATTTTTCTCCTGGTTTAATTTTCCGACCAAACTGACGAAACCACATATTCTTTCCTCCTACCCGGGAAGCATTTCTTCTTTGAAGAAAGATAAGAATTTGATTGTTGAAAGAATAGTTCCTAAAACGCTTTTGGAATTGAACATATTCTTGATATTCTTTGCTATTTTTAACATTTAGAACACCGCTTTTTAAAAGTTCCACAAATTTTTTGAATCGATCTTCCAAATTTTCACCGCCAAATTCAGAAACGGTTGTGTCAGAAGATTCTTCTTTATTGAATTCGTTTAGTTTCTTGATTGTATTTTTTACAAAATCATTAGATTGAGTTTCATCTAAAGGAGATGTTTCCCATCGGCGTTCCAATGCATTCCATTTAAATCCTAACGTTTTGATAAAGTCTTTGTTTTTAAAAGTTTCATTACCTGCTTCTTTAGGATCAGCAAGATCACTACTTGCTATAAAAATAGTCTTTCCTTCAGGACCTGGTCTTTTTTTCAAAATAAGTTTTTCACTTAAAAGACTTTTTATATTTTTAAAAGATATCATGTTTTATTAAATATTTATATGGGAATGAGCAATGATCTTAAGAAATTAGGTGATCTTTATTGTGAAAATCTAGGTCTAGGACCTCAAGCCAACAGTGCTTTGAATCCAGCTGCCGACATGCCAACAGTTGTTAAAAGCGATCCAGAGAAGGTTTTAAACGAGTTTTTGACGTTTTTAAGAGGTATACAAGGACCGGATATTCGTAAAAAGGTAGTTTTACGTGTTTTGGAAACTATTCTTTAAGACGATAAAATTTTATACAAGTTACGTGTCCGGTTTGGTCAACAATGCTACCTCTAAAAACTTCTAGTTTATTATTTTTTCTTAAAACATCTAAAGCACGTCGAGTAGATTCTTGATTAGTTTTCATTTCTCTACAAAGCTGAATGATTGTTTTCCAATCTTTACCTTCAGGAAGTTTTTCACGGCTTTTAGCATAATCATAGTAAAGATTTTGCCAATTTTTTTTAAGTGGGTTATAGAAAATTTTACTGGTAATAGATTTCCTACATGTTAATGATGTTCCTACACTTTTTTTAATTTTTTCTGTTTCTTCACACCATTTTAAAAATTTAAGAGAAGAATTCGCACTACATTTGATAATGTCCATAACCTCCAGTCTGGTTTTCCAATTACCAGATGGTCTGAGTTCTTTTTTTCTTATTATGGATTCTAACTGTTTAACCCATTTAGACATAATTTATACCAGATTTTACGAGTTAAAAATTTTCTTTTGCTATCGTATTTGTATCCGTCAAAAATTTGAACTTGTTTGTTTAATTTATTTTCCCTAATAAGTCTTAAAATTTTTGTTCTGGCTAAACCTGTTTTTTGTGACAATTCACCTACAGTAAACCAATTTTTACCATTAGGAATTCTTTGTCTTTTGATTTTATACGAATTATTTTTAAAAATATTTTTCCAAGTATCATTTTTTAAACGATACCAGACAGCTTTTTTAATATATCCATTTTCAGATCTTTCATTACCAACAAACATTTCGCATTGTTTTTTCTGAATCATTTCAGAAACTACAAGACGAACCACATGTAGCGATTTGTTGGTAGCCCTATGAATTTGATTTATATTCATCCAACCCAGACCATTTGGAAGATTTTCGTCTTTACGCATTTCTTGAAAAAGAAACTTAGCCCAATCATCTTTTTGAAGATTTTTTATTTTGAACTTTTTGTTACTCATAACCCGATAATATCGGATACAAAACAATTGTCAACTATATACTTTTATATTTGTAGGAATGATATATTTGCGATTACGCTCTTTTGCCTGATAAACTTCATGGGTTCCATCACCATGAATAAGACCAAATGCCCATCCATGTTGCCATCTTAAACGACGCATTTGATTCCTGTTGTAACTTGGATTCAGATTGCTAAGACAACCTATATTCCAACATTCTCGGACATCAATACTCACACTTCTGAAATAATCGATTGCATGTGTGTGACCGAATAAAACATTTCCGTATGTGTCTGCATGTTGTTTTGAACCATGAATATTGTGTCCATAACCGTGAACAAATGAAAGGGATCCACATTTGTAGACACCTTGTTTGGAATCATAAGGAAACATTTGAACACGATATTTCTTAACAAGATCCTCAATTTCTTCTGTTCCTTGTGATGCATAATCCCTTTTCAAGCCACTTCCTGCATTACTTAAAAGATCATAAATTCTTTCATCGTGATTTCCTCGTAGAAATACGCGCTCTTGACCGAATGAAAAAAACTTTTTGAAGAAATCTTTTCCAGCATCCCAATCTTCTGTCATGCTTTGACTTTCTTCATAATCAGCACTCGCATTTTTTCTAATGGCACGAAAATCCCATACGTCACCGATACAAACCGTAAGATCCGGTTTATAATCGCGCATAAAATTATACAAACATTTTAATGCAACTGGGTCTGACTCATCTCCGTGTATATCTCCCGCTGCAACAAACTTAATAGGTTTGGCCATAAATTTATATTACATGTAAAAGCGTAATTTCAAGCAGTAGTTTCAGGAATATATTTATTAAGGATTGGTAAAATTTTATTTTCTAAATTATTAAATGCATTTTTTGCATCAATTGTTAAATTGATCAAATCAGCTTTTTCACGATCATCTAATTTATCAATCAAAAGAGCTTTGCGAATCAGATCTACCAGATATTGAACACCTTGCGTTTCAAGCTGTGGATTTTCCCCTGAAGTTTCTTCAGGAGCAGCAGCTTCTGGTGTTTCTGTTTCAGGAGCATCCAAAACAGCAGGAGGAGCTTCGCTTAAAAGAGAATATTTATTTTTTAAAATTTGTTCGAATTTCATGATGTTGTTGTTAATTTTTTTGTTAAAGTATCAGCATATTTTGCAAAAGCATTAACCACTCCTTGTGTTACAGTGTCCACAACTCGTTTTTGTTGAGGATTCATTAATGTACGAAGAACGCCTATGTCAGATTGAGACATGGATTTAGGATCATAACCACCGGTTGATGATTCTTGATCTTCCTCCTCTTCTTGAGAATCAGCATGTGGAGTAACAGCGCCTTTTTGATCTATTTTATATTTTCCTTTTTTTCCATCCACATCATAACTAATAATTCCACACATTTTTTCCATTCCTTCATATTTGGCTTTTCCGGAAGAAACCATTTTATCAATTAAATTTTTTTGAATATCATTTAATTCATCACCTTTAATGTCCAATTTAAGATATTCTTGTTCAAGTAGTTTATGAAAACGAGGCATAAAAGTATTTATTCTAATTTCATAGCATAATTACGCTTTAAAACGGAATTAGACAGGTTATATTCTTTCAAAATCTTGTGTATGTTCTTCATGCTGAAATTCTTACTACTTTGATTTAACAATGAATTTATAATTTTACTGGCAATCTTTTTATAAAATATTTTGTCTGAAACAACCAATTTACTAAATTCCGGAAACGAACCCTCATATTCAATCACTGTAAAGCTTAGATATTTTTCAAATTTGTTCAGTATTTTAAGACAAGCAGTATACAGTTCTTTTTGGTCAAAATGTTCTGCAATTTCCAAGTCTTTTACAGGTTGTTCGCTTACCACAAAAACAATATCTTCTTTTTGACGTTTGATTACAAAATTTGAAAGGATCAGATTAGCCAATTGATAAACAAGAATATTTTTGGCATCCTTGTTTTTACTCAAAGGTTTTTCCAGTAGTTTGTATTTGTGGCAAGAATTTAGAATTTTGGTTTCAATTTTGTTTGAAAACGCATCCCAGAAATCGACAAATACGATGTTATCCTTCTTTTGCATCTTTAAACCAATATTCCTTTGGTTTTCCAATTCTAATATTAATGATTCCATTGTAGTACTCTGGAGTTTTTATCACTTCGTTTTGAATTTGCAATTTTATTTCTTCATATGCCAGTTCCCATTTACTTCTGCAAAACCTTAAAATTTCAAATTTAAAATTTTCTTTTCCGTATTTTTCAATATCCTCATTCAGTTCCCGGCAACTTCCTGTATAAGTTTTCCAATCGCTTTCAGAATATGTTATTTTACTATTTTTACGACTTTTCAGTTTTCTTTTTTTGCGAAACTGAAGTTGTTTCTTTCCAATATATTTTCGGTTATTTTTTAAATTGGTGATCAAATAAATGAAGCCGAAACTTTCATCTTCAAATTTTTCACAAATCCAATGACCATAATCATTCATTTAAGATTTCTTCGTTGAATCAGGACTTTTTTCTTTTTTCTTTTACCCTTTTTGGTTTTTTTCCAAGATCCAAAAGCAAAAGGAATCCGTGCATCACCCGGTGCATATCCATCTCCACTAGAAATAGTTCCAGGCGGGTTAAAGATAGTTCCTATGCTAGGTCCGGCACCAAATACACCTCCCGGTCCTGCTGTATTATCTTCATTTAAGATTTTACTAAAAATATTTGAAAAAAGACCCATATAAAGTATTTATGAATAATGGAACCCGAAAAACTATTAGAAGAAATAAAACAATTTTTGCAATTTGATGAATTGAATTTGAAAGAAAAACAATTAATGCTTCCTAGCATTAAACACAGATATGCCACGATTTATATCAAAACTAAAATGGAAATAGGCAACTTATACGTTGAACGCAAACGCATGATCAAAGTTATAGTTGAAGAAATCAATCGTGAATCTGCTGTTAGATTATCAATTCCTGCTGCCGAAAAACTTGCAAGTGATCATGAAACTATTTTTGAAATAGATAACAAAATTAAAAATTGTGAAATGATTTTGGAAATATGTGAGAAATCTGAAAAAATTTTAAGTTCAGCTAGTTATGATATCAAAAATCTGGTGGAACTAATCAAAATGGAAACAAATTGAACCGTATTTTTCTGGATAAATCTAAAAAGTTTGGAATGATAGAATCACCGCACATTCGGATGATTCGAAATCATTTTTCGTGTGAAAATAAAACTGCACGGCATATGCGCAGAAAAGGTTATTTTGTGGCAGATCGTTTATATGCCATAACACCTTCCGGTAGATTTGATTTGGGTCTTTTCTATTCCATTTACAAATACATGTCAGAAACAATAGGCTTGGAGGATATTGTAGTAGAAAAGGATGTTTTAGAAAAAGCCAACCCTATTCGGCTTAAAACTGAAATTGAATACTTGGAATATGAACCTAGAGATTATCAAAAGGAAATGTGCGAAAAAGCATTTAAATTTGGACGAGGAATTTTTGAAGTTGCTACTGGTGGAGGAAAAACATATGTCATGGCAACAATCAGCCATAATCTTATAAAAAACAATTTGGCTAAAAAAATATTGATTATAGAACCTGATCTTGGATTGGTTGAACAAGTTTATGATGAATTCAAGAAAACTGGTGTAAAAAATCAGATTAAAAAATACACAGGAGATAATGATTTTGACGGAGACTCGGAGATTATCATTGCCAATATAGGTGTTTTAAATTCTAGGGGTGAAGAAAAAATTGAGGATTGTGATGCAATAATAATTGATGAGGCGCACAAATATAAAAGAGGAAACAAAATTAATAAAGTTTTGGACAAATTACCAGCATGTATTCGATTTGGATTCACAGGAACCCTTCCAGATGAAAAAGAAGACGTTTTGTGTATTGAAGGTAAATTTGGTCCAGTAATTTACAAAAAAACATCGGTAGATTTGAAAAAGTATCTGACTCAAGCTCAATGTACAGTTATTGAATTGGATTATCAAAATCAGCCAGAATGGTTAGATCCAGATGATTTGAAAAGATATCGTCAAGAATATGAATTTGTAATAAACAATTCTTCCAGAAACAATATTATTAGCAAATTGAGTTGTAATTTACAAAATAATACATTGGTGTTGATTGATAGAATTCAACATGGGTTGGATCTTCAAAATGTTTTGGAAAAAATATGTGAAAATAAAAAAGTCTTTTTTATACGAGGAGATGTTGAAGTGGAATCTCGGAATGAAATTAGAAAAATAATGGAAAACGCTAACAATGTCGTTTGCATTGCCATAAGCAGTATTTTTGCAACAGGTGTTGATATTAAAAATCTTCACAATATTATTTTGGCAAATGCAGGAAAAGCTAAGATTCGTCTATTGCAAAGCATAGGTCGTGGGTTAAGATTACATCCCACCAAAGAAAAACTTATGCTTATTGATTTAGCCGACCAACTTTATTATGGAAAAAAACACTTTGAAAAAAGATTTGAAATTTACAATCGAGAACAAATAGAAACCAAGAAAACACAATATAAAATAATATGAAAAAGAAAAGAGGACGTAAACCAAAAAATCAAAATCCGGATATGGATATATCCGAAGATCAGGAAAAAATCAAAAAAATTGCTGCAAAAGTAAAAAAAGAAAAGATTCACTATGTAAATGCAAAAGAATTTGAGGAAGGCATTCGATCATTTTATGCATCTGAAATTCTTACCCAATATTTGGGTGAAAGTGTCAGTAAGATTGCCAATGGTCTGAGCTATGCTCCAAACTTCATAAATTATAGCTATCGGGATGAAATGGTGGGTGATGCTATTGTTAAAATGATGACAGCATTGAAACATAAGAAATTCAATCTGGATTCTGGTTATAGTCCGTTCAGTTATTTCACAACCATAGCATTCCATGCTTTTATTAATCGAATTAAAAAAGAAAAGAAGCATCACGAAACATTAGAACAGTATCGTGAAAAAATGTATACAGATAAAATGATTGAAGGTACTGCTAACACAGGTGCTCATGTTTATATAGATCCAGATAATAATGACGACAACGATTGAAAACATTAACTCAAAAATCTCTTCTTTTTGCAGATTTACATCTAGGAGTTCATCAGAATAGTCCTAGATGGCATCAGCTTGCCTTGGATTGGGCAAAATGGAGCAAGGAAATAGCTGTAAAGGAAGGTGCAGAGTCAGTCATTTGTTTGGGTGATTACTTTCATGATCGGGATCAGATTGATGTTTCGACTCTTGATATAGCAAGAAAAGTTTTGGATATATTTTCTGATTTCAAAGTTTATTTGATAACCGGAAATCACGACATTTATTTTAAGGAAAAGAATGACGTAACGTCTCTTCACATTTTCAAAGGATATCCTTATGTTAATGTTGTCAATAATACGACATTGTTCAAATACCAAGACAAACAAATTAATATGGTTCCTTGGACAGATTCTAATGAAGCAAAGAACTTTGAAGGAGATGTCATATTAACACATGCCGAATTTAAAAATTTTAGAATGAATAACAGCAAATTCTGTGAAGAGGGTGTTGATTTGGAAAAATACCAAAATAATGAAAGGTTTATATTGGCAGGACATTTTCATATAAGCGATATCCGTAATCATGGAAAACTAAAAGCAGGATATCTAGGAAATCCATTCCAACATAGTTTTGCAGACATCAACAATAACAAATATGTTTATATTCTGGATTTGGAAAACATGGGATTGAAAAGTTTTGAAAATGAATTTTCGCCCCGGCATGAAATAATAAGATATTCAAAAAAAGAAGAACCTAAAAGAAAAAATTCAATTGTACGGGTCATTTTTGATGTTTCGGATACAACTGAGAAATACACAAGCTTCGCAAGCCAAATTCAAGAAGAGCACAAACCTTTCACTCTTTTGACGCAAACAGATTTTGAATTGAAAAGCGATGATATCAAAACCGACACAAACATATCATTTGAGCAAATGCTGGAACAATTCATTGATGGAATGGATATTGAAAATAAAAAAGAAACCCAGGAATATTGCTCCAATCTTTATAAAAGGTGCAACTGATGCATACTATAAACTTTAAAACTGTTTATATAAAAAATTTTCTATCAGTGGGTGAGAAACCTATTACAGTTAATTTTGAAAAGGGAATGTGTTTAATTACAGGTCAGAATCTGGATAAACCAGAAAGATCGAATGGTGTGGGAAAAAGCACAATTGCCGATGCTATTCATTTTGCTTTGTTTGGAGAAACTATCCGAGAAATCAAAAAAGATCTGATTCCAAATTATTACACAAATGGGAAAACATTGGTTCAAATAACTTTTGATATAGGAAATGACAGCTATGAAATAGCTAGAACGGTGAATCCAACCACAACAAAATTCATAAAAAACACAGTGGATGAAACAAAAGATACTATAGCCAATACAAATGAGACCATAGAAAACCTTGTTCGTTGTACTAGTAAAATATTCAACAATTGCATATCATTGGGTATTAATTCCAGCAACTGTTTCATGAACATGAAAAAGTCGGAAAAGCGGGAATATATAGAATCTATTTTGGATTTGGACATTTTCTCCGAAATGACTGATATTTGTA